CTGAGGATGTGTATCCTTGTATACTGTACTGGCGTGGGCAATCAGCTGGGTTGGATAAGGTGCCCAAGCAACGAGTTGTATGGGGTTTTGATCATGCGGAAACAATATTGGGAGCAACAATATTGTATCCAACTCTGAATTACCTCAGAAAGCTTAATGGTTTCTCCGCCTGGCTTGGTGATGCTTATGTAGACATGGCAATCACGCGTTTACTTAGGCGATCCAGGGGAAGAAGGATACTATCTGCGGACTACTCCAGTTTCGATTCTTCCCTCCATTATCGTTTGCTGGAAGCGGCAGATGACGTATTGGCGGGTTGGTTCGATGACGTTGGATCCGAACGTGTGAGGCTGTTAGGGCACATCAGTAATACCATACCCATAGTGGTGCCTGGTGTTGTTCTATCCGGCCGGAACGGAGGTATGCCAAGTGGTTCCGTTTTGACTAATCTCCGGGACACGCTTGCTAACCTTATTGCAGGCCAGTACGTGGCATACCATCAGAATTGCAGATTAGAGGACTTTGAGGTGTTGGGAGACGACTCAGTGTTTCTATATTCTGACGATTCTGCCACAGAGAACTTCTCTGAGGTGGTGATGAGTTTAGGTTTGTCATGCAATCCATCAAAGCAATTTATCTCTGAACGTTCCGCACACTTTCTTCAGCGTTGGCACTCGTTAGAGTACAGCGTTGGGGGTTTGTGTAGAGGAGTGCGTTCCCCCTATCGTGCCATATCCGGCATGTTAGGATATGAGAGATTTCGCACAGATTGGTCCAAGTACATGGACAGTGCGAGATGGATTATGCAGGTTGAGAATACCAAGAACGATCCCAGATTCCACGCTTTCGTTCGCTTCCTGAAGAAAGGTGATAAGATCCTAAGTGCAGGAATGGATCCTATCAATATCTTTCGGAAGGCTGGGGGTGCTGATGTAATCAGATCAGTCCTCAGTATTGCCTCCTTTCCATTTAACGTTCAGAATCCAGAAAGGATAGAGGAATTCGAGACCACTAGGGTTCTTCGCTCTATGGAC